CTATATACTCCTTCAAGTCTTTCTTCATCACCATCAAATAATGCTGCTGGTTTAGCAAACTCTGACTTATCATAGTTTACCCATCCCTCTACTTTACGGATCTTGATTTTAAACTCAGCACCTTCCCAGAAGTCATAAGGATTGATAGGAGTTTCGTCTTCAAATGCAGGCTGCATTGATTCCATAATCTTATCAAAGATTTTCTTACCGAACTTGTAAAGAAATACTTTACCTTCGTTCTCTGGGTTACTAGGATCAGAAATAACGAGGATATTACTTACATAATGTAACCTGCGCTTTCTATCTCTAGCTACGGCTTTATCTTCATCACGACCTGAGTTCCAGAGTAAACCGTTAGATTCACTTACCGGATCATCCTGACCGATTGAAGTTAAAGAGTTTTCAATATACCATAGACCAGTAGGACCTTTAAATCCGTGATCCCAATATCGTACCCAAGGAAGGTCTTCACCATCTTGTGCCGGTAAGAATCGGATTACGGCATAACCGTTTCCTGCTTTATCTCTGGTTGGTTTCCAAAACCTATCATCACCGTAACCGGATTTTGATTCTGTTTTAGTAGATACTGCTTCTGCAGCTTTTACGAGTTTGTCGATTGACGAGCCTCGTGAGCTCTTTAGGTTTGCAAATGACATTTACTTTTCTCCGTATGTGCATTGTATTACGGCATTATTGCCGTTTCTATTGTATTTCACTTTATTCATGATTACTTGTATATTATACATCAAACAAACACATTTGTCAACAACTTCATGCATTTATCTTTATTATATTTTACAAATGGGGTGTACTTTTCAATCTTCCGTTTAGTATCAGGCCACACAATGGTGTCTGTTATCTTTTCAGATTCTTTTTCAATAAACCCAAATATGGAGTTCAGAATAACAACAGTCTCTAAACTAATCTCTTCTTGCATCCATAACTTAATGACCAAGGGTAGTTGTCCGTCTTCACTCTTAAAGTTCTGATCGAATAGCAACCCCTGTTCACTAATTATATTTATATCAATTGAAAACACACGATGTATTGATTCCTGTATTCTCTTATGATCTAAATAATTCTTTTGGCCGTCTTCATTAATCATATCACCTACGTAACCAACTCCATTTTTAAAGTTGGATACAAAGTATGTTAACAAATCCTTCTCATAGTTCTTTGCAAGTTTAGCAAAGAAGTACTTATCCCTTCTCTTAAAAAAGGACTGAGCCGATACATTTGATTTATAATTATATTTTATTGCATCGTACCCGTCAGTTTCAAAGTGAAGCTTGAGGGCATTATATAACTTATAAGAATCAAAGGGATCTATCATTAGGCCATCACACTCTCGTATAACGCCTCAACATCTTCTACCGCGCCTACTACTTCTAGCAAGTTTTGTTTGTGGTATATATCTGCCATTTTACGCAGATGTTTCTTATCAATTTCAACATCTTCTGCACAAGAATTAACAGCTTCTTTAATGAATTCACGTTGTGCATCTATCAGGGTTTTAGCATTACTGATCTCAATAACACAATCCTTGATTCGCTGCTTATCTTCTGGAGATGATGGTATAATCACATTACTCATAATATTTTCCTATATTGGTAGTTTATTTGTTTGCTTAATTCTAAGCAGGTTTAAATCGGTAGCTTCTGCCTCGATTTTTTGTTTAAGGGAGTCAGATAAAAGTCTGTTTAAACTTTTAAAATCCATCCCTCGTTCTTCTATGATGTAAGCAGCTGCCTCTATATAAGACAAATCCTTACTCCGTGATACAAGGTTCTCTACAGCTGTAGAAAATCTTTTTCGTGTCATAATTTTTTGTTCAATCATAGATTCCTTATATTACCCTAAGTAGTATACAGTCTTTATTAATACGACCGTTAGGTACTCCTATCTTAGTGGTGAGTTTATCCCAGACTCTCGTGTCCATCTGTTTGGGGGTAAGTTTTAATACTTCCTGTAGCACATCCTGAGGCTTTCTTAATTTAGCTCCTCTGGAGAAGGTTTCATCAAAGTTCTTTATACTAGTCCCACTTACTTCAAAGCCCTTCGTAGAAGTACTTACATAGTGTGACAGTGACTTGTATTTCGTGTTATAAACAAATAGATGTTCTTTACCGGGTATTAATACCGGATTGATTGAAGTAACCTTAGACTCTATATGTTCTTGTAAGTACTGTAACTTGGCAACTTGAGCATCCGTTGATTTAGGTTTCTTAGCTCTTGGCATTCTAACAGCTTTAAAAGATCCTTTAAGTTTATCAATATCGGAGAAGATTACATCCATTAGATTAATCATCTTCTTCTGTCGTCTTGGTGAGATATGAGAATATGCTTCAACAGCTTGTTCACACGTCTTGTTATAAGCATCCGATACTAGGTCATATTCAAACTGAACCTTATCTCTGAATGCATTAATTACATTACCTTTAAGACCATGCTTTTTCCATAAATCATAAACATTAAATTCTGGTTTAAAGTTACCTTCCATCCAAGAATCAATTACCATTTCATCCCAATCAGCATGAATAGTCTCCATCATATTATTGTAGGATCTTTGCGCCGGACTGATGATAGCTGGAGCAGTTGCTGCTACTTCTTTCTTTTCAGAAATTGTGGCTTTACCCTTTACCACCATAGCGGTTAAGTGTTTAAGAACTCTCCCATGAATCTCTTCTTCATGGTTCCATCCACGATAGTGTAGTCTTGTTATTGCACCAACGCCATGATTAATTTCCCAATCAGTAAGTACTTTGAGCGCACTGATCTGTTCTTGATCAAAGTTTAATACTTCTTTAGCATATTTAAGTGTAAATGGGGTATAGTCTTTTGGTTTATTAAAGTAGTTGTACCACTGAGCAGCTTGTGTCCATGTGCTCTTACGATCCGATTCGTCGGTCGGTGGTGGATTTTGTTCATCCCAGAATGGTTCATAACCGAGATACTTATCTTCGATAGTGACTCTATTCTTTCTGCCCTTTGCTCGGGTCTTTTCTAGTTGTTTACTAGTCATAATTTACTCCTTATGTGATATTATAGGTATATTATACCACGCTTTTAATAAAGTGTCAACCCCCTGACGACATTCTGATAAGGAGTAGAAATTAGTCATCAGGGGGTTAACGAAACTTAGACTGGATATTTTTTAATACCCAGTACGTAATTCTCTGCGGCATTTTCAGCATAGAGTTCATTCTTACCTTCATACCATTCTATGCCTAAAGAGCTCTCATCAATGTAAAATCTACAGCCGTAATAGTTCTCTGTCAGACCTGATGTCCTTAATACTGTAGCTTTAAGATTACGTTCTTGGAAAGTTGAAATTTCCATATAACTATTTTTCATGTGTTATCCCCATCTCGGTATTTAATATCCGACTTGTCAAATGTATTTCTTGCCTTTTTAAAACACCTAGACCAAAGGCCGCCTGGTTCCCACATCATGGGTAGGCCCTTGCCTTGATGTTTCTCTTCTTGTATGTGTTGGCCAATATACACAAATAAAACCATAAGGATTATAAAGGCCGCTCCGGCGAATAGTTGTAATATATGGATTAACATATTAGTGTCTCCACATCTTTAGCTATAAGAGCAATTCTTTTCTCTCTCCAAAGCTTCTTAAACTCAGGATTCTTTGCTGCTTTCTCCGCGCGTTTTAATGCATTTAATCTTACAAAAAATGCATTAAAACTAGGCGTGTCTTTTATTTTAGTAGTCATCTTGACTCTTCATGGATTCGTATGTTTCCATTAGTGAAGTACCAGCTAAATAATCTCTGGTTTCCCTTTCAGTGTAATACATATTCTCAGGCCTGAAAGCTTCCAAGCTTGATGGGGCTTGATGGCCTGCTTTTTTCATTGACTTGGTCAATTTCTTGTGAAGCTTCATTTCGTCTTTGATAGACTTCTTTCTGATAGCAACGTTTCTGATTGCTTTCTTAATATGGGCTTTCTCTGCAGCCGCTTTGATCATCTCAATTCTATTCATAATTAAACTCCTTATCTTTTAATATAGGTATATTATACTATGTTATACCACACTTGTCAACACTTTTTTAAAAAAAGTTAGATAAATTGTGCAGATTTTTATCATTAGCTCTGACTTCAAACATGTCTTCTATTGATTTCTTCCAATTGTCCAGGGAATGTTTCTCTCTGGTAGCCCTTGCAATTTCCTGTCTATCTAATCCTTTTAGTGAGTCTACTGCTTCTTTAAACTCTTCGGGTGTACATTTAACACTTACTTTGGCATAGTGAGAGGGGTCTGCTGGGATAACTTCACTTGCATGTAACATACTTTTATCACATAACAATATAATGGGTACACCATGTCCTAGTGCCTCTAGTGCAGTAATACCCCAAGATTCGCCATTCCAAGTAGAGCAGTATGTTCTAGCCTTAGCGATGGTAGTCATTACTTGATCGTGAGGTAGATTCCATACAGTCGTTTGGGGTGCTTCCCAGTCTGTGTTCTTCTGATAGTATTTGTATTCAACCGATTCTGGATCAGTGCACCTCATTGTAATCACAAGACTTGACATATTATTAACACTTTTCTCATGTACTAAGAATGGTTTCATTAGCATAGCACATCGGCCTATAGTGCCTA